TTCTTGCAACTTTTAGTGATGTAAAAGTAAATGACTTGGTTAAGAAACTTAAGGAAAAAGATTTTCCCGAAGTACGTAAATGGGTTGTCAATAACCTGGACAATGATACTGCTGTCTTACTGCGTCGTATTTACGATGCTTGTTATGATTCCATGGTTCCGAATAGTATTCCTGCTGCTGTGCTTACTCTTGCTAAGTATCAGTATCAAATGGCATTTGTGGCAGATCAAGAAATAAACATGCTGGCATGTCTGACTGAAATCATGGTGGAGTGTGAATTTAAATGAAGCATTGTGATAACTATTATGTCAAGTTTGATGATGATGAATTGCGACAGATCTTGAAAGAGATTAGTAATGAAGAAGTTAAAGAAAGAATAAGAATCTCATTGGGAGAAACAATTGACCCCATAGATAAGTTTCACGCAACTATCGCATATTATAATAATGAAGTTTAAAGCACTGGTATTCATTCGCTTAAGATCACAGGTTGATGACTCTCCTGGTAATGCCGTGAGAGATGCCTGTAAGCGATTGTCTGAATTAAACATCAAGAAACTTAGATTGGGTAAAGTAGTTGATGTTTGGTTGGAAGCGGAGAGCAGAGAGTATGCTGAGAAGGAACTTGAAATGCTCTCTGATAGATTTCTTGCTAATGCAGTTATGGAAGACTGGGACTATGAATTAACTGAGATTGAAAACTTCCCTCCTGGTATTGAATAATGCCAAGTGAATTTGATTATGTCGAAGCACCTACGGAAGGTAAAGTAGACAAGTGGGGGTTTACAATCAAACCTCCCATGTGCGATAATGATGTTATCATTAGATGCCTTAAGAATGCCCCTTGTGGTATCGACAAAAAACAAGCAGAACGATTGATTAAACATTATGAAAACCAAGATTAAATCACAAGTAAAATCTAAGTGGTACTACATTTTTTGGGGAACTGCTACAGTATCGGTTGTCCTTGGACAATTGTATGTCGGCACTGGGTATCGTATTTTGCATAATGACATGCAAAATTTATTGTACAAAGTTGATGGGGTTCTCCTTCACAAAAGTGATGAACCTAACTACCTATGATTCTATCTGAGAGTGATGCGGTTTGGGCTGCAGACGAATTCGTCAAGTATTTCTCTCAGATGGGAAATATTGAGGACTACTTGCGTTTTGTAAAAAAAGAAGTAATCAAATCTACAAGTTCTCTTGCGCCACTTCATGATGAGTTCTTTAATGAAGATATTCATCCACAAGAGATGGAGTTTGATATCAAGTTTGTTGGTGCTCGCTTTCAGCAGTCAATGCCACAAGAACACTATGGTAATCTGCTAAGGGCAGTATCCTCTCATAACAATGAGAGTAATATTCCTGGTAGAGAATTGCGTTGGATGATCTTTGAGAAGAAGACGCAAACTTGTCTTGGGTTTATTCGCTTTGGATCTCCTACTATCAACTCTAAACCAAGGAACATCTGGTTAGGTCAATCACCTAATCTTTCAATCTTCAATCGCCATGCAGCCATGGGATTTGTGATTGTGCCATCTCAACCGTTTGGATACAACTACCTTGGGGGCAAACTCCTTGCACTTCTGTGCTGCTCTCACTATGCCCGTGAGACGCTGAACAAGGTCTTTGAGAAGGACATTGCTCTGTTTGAAACCACGTCCCTCTACGGGTCTACTACAGATGCCTCACAGTATGATGGACTCAAACCGTTCATGCGGTACAAGGGATTGACTGAGAGTAAGTTCTTGCCTCTGCTTCATGATGAAGCATTCCACCGTCTTCATGATCGTTTTACTGTTTGGAATAACAATCAACCTCTTACTGACAATAAAGCATCTTCTAAAAAAATGAAGCGTCAGACAAAGATGATTTCTATCACTCGTAATTCTTTAAAAGAATATGGAATGGATGAGAAACTTGAGCAGTTTAATTCGGTGATAACGACTGCATTATCTCTAACTCAAAAGAAGAGAACTTACTTCTGTGAATATGGATATTCAAATGTCAAGGAAGTAATTCTTGGTGAGCAAGAAGAGTTAGTTCGTGGTCCTAACTGGGACAAGTTCTATCTTGAGAACATTATTTCTTGGTGGAAAAAGAAATCAACTAAGAGATATGAAAAACTCAAAGCAGAAGGTAGGTTCAGAAACAAAGTAGAACTCTGGACTGACGATGATGACATTCAAATTATTAGATAATGGAATTAAAAGACTGGTTAAATTCGATCAATTTCAATAAGGAAGATTTAAGTGAGGACATTAGCTCTTACCCTCCATATATCATTAATCGTTGTCTGTCTGGGCACCTTGATTGTGTCATGTTTGCTAATGAAATGAATAAGTATAACTTTCTTGACAAAGATATGCAATATTCTTTCTATCTAAATAGTCTGAGGAAAAAGAAGAGATTTTCTCCCTGGCTCCGAAAGGATAAAGTCACGGACCTGGAAAGCGTCAAACAATACTATGGTTATAGTAATGAAAAAGCATCTCAAGCTCTGAAAATCCTGACTAAAGAACAGATTAATTTTATTAAACAACGACTTGACATTGGAGGACGAAAATGACTAATACTGTAGAACCTACGGTTGATTGGTCTCAAGATCAGATGGTGGAGGTTCTTTTAAATGAACCCGATGATTTTCTAAAAGTCAGAGAAACGCTAACCAGAATTGGAGTTGCATCCCGTAAGGAGAAAAAACTCTATCAATCATGTCACATCCTACACAAGCAGGGTAGATACTTTATCGTTCACTTCAAAGAGCTCTTTGCATTGGACGGAAAACATGCTAACCTTACTGTTAACGATGTTCAGAGACGCAACCGTATTACACGTTTGCTTGCTGACTGGGGACTTATCTCAGTAGTAAAAGAAGATTCAGTTTCTGACATCGCTCCACTAAATCAAATCAAAGTTCTGGCTTATAAGGATAAGTCGGACTGGATTCTGGAGCAAAAGTATAATATAGGGAAAAAGACCAAACCCCAAGAGAGTGAATGAAAACAGTTGAAAGACATCGTTATAAAGATAAGGAAATATTTCAAACCAGAACATTAACTTATAATCCATATCCCATGACTGAGATTGAATCGGTCATGGGATATATTTCTAATAATCTAACGCCAGAATTGGTTACTAAAAAATATCGTGCAGAGAATGCAACTAATCCAATGTTTGGGCATTGCTATCATTCCTCACAAGCCCTGTTCTACCTTATGGACACTGATGTCCTTGAGCAGAGAACTGCAATCGATTATCATAATGAAGCACACTGGTGGTTAGTTGACACCACCACAGATAAGGTGTATGATATCACTGCTGACCAATACTACCATGTTGGTCAGACTCCACCATATGTTGACGGAAAGAAAAAACCGTGGTATGGTTGGAAGCAAAGACCACACCAGAGGACATTAGATCTGATGGTTCTGGTTCTTGGAGACAGGTTGGCCCTTGACAAGATCACTGATCAACCTGTATAATAAGCATGTCGGATTTTTCCGAGTCAACCTAACTTCATAACGGTTGATTTTGCACAACACAACTTACCAAAACCCAAGAAAGGTAAATTATGGTTAAAACACTACTAAATCTTTGCGACCTTTATGGAAATAAGGTTGCTGATATTGTTCAAGAACTTCTGTCACACCTACCGGTTCTAGATAAACCACCGACAGATGGACTTCCAAAACTTGAAGATGTCATCGAAGCACACTCCAGAGGAGAGTATGAAGGCGTTGATAGCGTTCATGTCTCTGCCAGAATTGGAGATATCATTACCGATCCCGAATACAATCGTGGAAATAATCTGCGGTACGGTAATCAGGAGAGAGATCTGAATGGGATGGGAGGATTCTCCTATCAAGCAGCAGGAACTTTAGTTGGATTTTTGCGTCCACAAGGTTGCGGATATGTTCTTGTTATCACTCAGGGTAACAACCGCGTTTCTATGCTTTATGCTGTTACGCAAAACAGATCTGCACGGATTCCGATTCTTCTCATCTTCCACAAACCAGGAATTTCTCATGAAGAAATGATTCGTGTAGAGTCTGAAAATCACAACGCAGACTGCAACTTCCGTTCTAATCAAAGCACGGATGAAAAGTTCAAGTCCGCATACTTCTCTAAGCAGAAGTGGGCAAAAGCCATCTACAATTTCCTTAAACCATTTGACATTGGGATTGCAGGAACACTTGAAGGTGCAAAGTTTAAC